TGCAAGTAAGATCTTCAAGATGAAACATGAAGATATGGAAGCTGGCTGGTTAAAACTTGAGCATTTGCTAGGCGAGTACAACGCTGTGCTAAACGGACAAAAGGCTACAATTTATAACTCACCAAATATCGTAACTGTAGATTTAGGAGAAAAAAGATGAAGGATAATTCTGTAAATTTAAAACTAGATCAAGCTACCTGGGATATCTTAGATGAGATTCATAAGGAAACTGGTATCAGTAAATCAACTCAGATTAGTAATTTTATTAAAAACACAATGAAAAACAAAGAAAGTGTTATCAAGAATAATATAGATGAGTTAGAGAAGATAGCAACCGCAAAACTAGAAGAAGCAGAAAGGCTTTTTAATTTGAAAGATGCTGCTGTTAGTCAAAGGCAAGATATAAAATTTGTTAGAAAGTATGCTGATTTAAAAGCTAAAAAGAAAAAGGGCAGAAAACCTAGTAATCGATTTGCATTTACAGATGAGTCTGTGTCCAATTTGAGACATGAAGGTAGAGATCTCTGGCACTTTGATACAGAAACTTCTGGCTTAGCGATTAGAACTAAAAAAGTTGGAAAGGCTTACTACACTAGAGCAAAAAACCCTAGAATCTCGTCTTACGCAATTAGAGTCAAAATTGGTGATACAGATAACATATCTATAGAGCAAGCCAAAAAGATTCACAAAGATAACCTAAAAACTATCTTTGAAGATAATATCAACCCTAATACGCTTAACCCACAAGCTAAGTGGACAAGAGATAATGTAAATGTTGCTTATGTTGAAGAAAAAGATAAGAAAGCAACGACCAATTGGAAGTTATACACATCTCTTAAATATGATGATGGTTTATGCTTTCCTATTCTAAAGGCAATAGCAAAACGTCATCCTGAGTTGGTAGATCAATGCAAAAGTAAATATATGAATAGGTTTTATAGCATAAGAGGAGAAAGAATCCTTGATATGTTTAAGAATGAAGAAATGAATGTGTTTGAAATATCTACTAGAGAGATGATTGAAGACAAGCGAGGGCAGCATAAGATAAGACGAATGAGCATACAAAATGTTATCGTTCAGATTTTAAAAGGTTTTTACTGGCATGGGACCAAACAAGAAATCCAATCTATATTTGGAGAAAAGTAATGAGCAAAAGTAAAAACGATCCAGTCAATCATCCCTCACACTATCTATCAGGTGGTCTTGAATGTTTAGATGTAATTGAATCTATGCTTACGGCTGAAGAGTTTAAAGGCTACTGCAAAGGTAATGCAATTAAATACATCTGGCGAGAGGACCATAAGGGGGCAAACATTCAAGATCTAAAAAAATCAGTTTTTTACTTAAACCGTATCATTAATAAGCTGGAGAATATGTGAAGAAAAGCGCTGGTATGGACATAAAAATCCAAGTCCACGACATATTTAAAAAAGAAAAAATATATCCTAAATGGATAACTTATAAAAGAGTTTTAGAAATGGTTGATTCAGGAAAGATTGGTATTTATGAAGTAACAGTAATCGGTGAGGGCTTTGGTATTTCAAGAGATATCATAAAAGCTAGATTACAATATTTAAGGAACATTAAATGATAAACTATCCTGGTGGTTGGTTTGATGAGGAACAATTACCGAAACGATAATGAAACATAAGCAAATATTAAAGTTAGTGGTATATACAGATAAAGATATTATGACCGTTAACTTTGATGAACAGCTTGAGTTGATCCAAAAAGCTATGAGAGAACGTAAGTTTCATATCGAAATGATAAACCCAAAACCTCGAAAAACGTGATAACTTCGTTAAGGGTAAGGCCTAGGGTAGGTCAAGAAAACGTCACCAGCGAGCTTACATGAAGCCTTTTTTTTCTAATTTGGATCTTTAAAACAGAAAATACCACATTCAAAGTTATACTCCTTTAAATCTCTACCTTTAGCATCAGGAGGTAATTCTTTTAAATTTATTCTGTTACCTTTGTATCTTACAAGCTTCGCCCCCAATTCATCTGAAAGTTTTACCCTTTCTTCAAATACCTTTGGAAAAGTTTTTCTAACTAAGTTCCAATAAGTAGGAGATGTTGCTTTTACGCATCCTATACAATTTGCGTTTGGATATCCTAAAGAATATATTTCAGGTAATTTAATACCTGACTCTAACAAAATATCAAAGCAAGCTTGCTTAGTAATCTTTTCATCTATTAATACTGGCAGAAGTTTTTGTTTTTGATTTTCTCTAAACCTGACTGCTCTTTTTTCCTCGTCAGCCGTAAATCCAAGAACTATATAGTCTGAATGATTTTTTATTTCCCATACTTGTCTTGCGTTCTTCTTTAGATGAGTTGTGCAAGGCGCACCAAAATTACCTGCCATATACTTTCTTTCACGCCATACTGTGTCGCATGAGTAATCTGGAAACTTAGGGTTGATTGCAAATTCTATTTTTATACCGAGCCATTTTTCAACGTCTTTTAAAAATCTTTGATTGTCCTCATGTTCTTCCTTGATAGGATTATTAACAACTCTTACGCGATTATCTTTTCCATAAATTTCGATAGTCTTCTTTGCAGCAACTGCACTAGCAGCACCACAACTAAACCAAACAGTAATATCTTTATCTTTCATAATTAAAAAAGGGGCATAAAGCCCCTTAAAACCCTGGCACTCCTAGAACGGAGGTTTCTCTCCAGGAGCTGCTGGTTTTAACTCTGAAGGTTCCATCTTTAAGATTTTAGTCTTTAATGAAGTAACTTCTTCTTTGTCTTCGTTGGTCCAGACATCTTCATATTGTCTAATCTGTTTACCGATTAGGTCTTTAGCATAATCTGGTAACTTCTTAAAACCACAAACAATAGCTAAGCGACTAAATATTTCACTAGCTATTCTTTTTGAGTCTTCGTTAGTAGACCATAAATTATACCATTCATTATGATCTCGGTATTTACCGCCATCAATTTGAAAAGTTACCTTCTGCGTCCAGTTACCGCTTTTGGATTTATATTTCTCCGCAGCAATAATCTTGGCTTCATACTCACCTGTCGGAGCAACTTCAGGACCTTTCGATTCCATTTTCTCCGCGTTTTCGAAAAAATCAACGTCTGCAAAATCTGACATTACGCACTCTCCTCTTTTTCAAGATTAATATTAAACCCTAACTTTTGAATCAGGGCAGTTAAGTTTGGTTCCTCAAAGGCTTCTAGCTTACCGCTACGATCTTTGGCTGTGTAGCCTTGACCTATCCTTGTTTGTAACCATCTAGCAGCTACGGGATTACCGTCATCATCTTGATCTTCGATAACACGCAAAGCTAAAACCTCATCAAAGAAATACGTAATTGCATCCCCTAAAGGTTTGCTAGCCATCTTAGGACCAAAGATAAATACACCATCATTATTCTCTTTACCTTCTTTGCAAAGGAATAACACGTGCATATCTAGATCCCGAAATGATCTCATTAAACTGGTAACGGCTTCACTTACGTTCTGATAAGCCATTCTACCGTCTTTGTTTCTGCCTTTCTCATGCACCAATAAGATCTCTGAAATCTCTGATACTGAGTCTAAACATACGCTATCGTAGTCTAATTCACCAGATTTAAGAGCAGCATATACTTCTCTCAAGTCATCATAATTAGAAACTTCAATGGCGGATACGTTAGGGGCATCTTTAATGGAAAGCAATCCAGCTTCCGCACTAATTACCAAAACCCTTCCAGGCATACTTTGTGTTGAAAAGGTTTTACCTGCACCAGCTTGACCATAAATAAGAAGCTTAGCTCCTTGTTGGTCCACCAGTCTATCAGGCGTTTTTATTTTATCTTTTAAGCTCATGATCTACCCTCCTATAGTTTGTGTAAAAATGAACTTGCTAATTATAACTCATGAAACTACAATATGTAAATCATATTATTTAGGAGATGTATATGAGTCAACAAACTGATAACACTTGGATAGCTAATTACTATTTTAGATCCAAGGCTATTGCCACAAAAAAACTAAAGGAGTTAAGTATTATGGGAGTACAACCAAAGCATAAAGAACGCAAAGTAGATCAATATACTTTGTCTGGTTATATTAAATTTTTAGGACATAAAAAAGCAGCTGAAGACTTTAATTGTTCAGAAGCATCTTGTAAATCCTGGAGGTATGGCTATAGGCAACCGTCTATTGAACAAGCTAAACAAATTATTAGAGCAACCGAGGGAAGGTTAGATTTTGAATCCATATACGGTTCTATATCTGAAATTTTAGAAGACAAGGAATAACATGTTCCAACTCAATATTACCGAGGATGACTCGTCCTTGGATATTGCGCTGGCTTATTATGACGATGGATATAATGT